GCTCCTGGACGCGACGGGCGCGACGGTCTGCCTGGAGTGCAGGGCGACAAGGGTCTGAATGGCAAAGACGGCCTCGACGGCAAGGACGGGGCACCAGGTCTGAACGGCAAGGACGGACTCGCGGGCCTGTCCTTCGAAGGGCCGTATCAGGAAGGCAAGAGTTACGGCATCGGGCACGTCGTCTTCTATGCGGGCCAGAGTTGGCACTGCAATACGCCGACGACGGCGAAGCCGGAGCTAGGCGTCAAAGAGTGGGCAATTCTCGTGAAGCGCGGGCGGGATGGCAAAGACGGTCGCGATCTGGCGCCGCCGATGCCGATCGTGAAGGTGTCCTAGATGGCGGCGTTGTTGACACTCGCCGAAGCGAAGGATCACCTCAATGTCACGGGCGATGACCATAACGCCGACATTGCCGCGAAGACGCTGCAGGCCAGTGACGTCGTGTTGAAACATATCGACACGGGGGTTATTGCGGGCTGGTCGGATGGAAGTGTCGTCGTCCCCGGCAACGTGAAGGCGGCCACCTGTTTCGTGCTGGCGTATCTCTATGTGCAACGCGGCGATGCGATGGCGGCGAGTGCCGACACGTGGCAAGCGGTGGAGCGGATCTTGACGCCGACGCGCGGGCCGGTGTTGGCATGACCGCCACGCGTGGACAACGACGGCATCTCGTGACCTTAGAGAATCCAGGGGATCCGATCCCGGATGGGGGCGGCGGCTATATCGAGACGTGGGCGCCGTTGTCACCACCGACACGCATGGCCGAGATCAAGCCGGCGACGGCGCGTGACCTCGAGCGCGTCGTCGCCAATACCGTGGAGTCAACGGCCTCTCACATTCTGACGATGGATTATCACCCGCAACTGACGACGGAGACGAGGATCACGTTCGGGACGCGCGTGTTTACCGTAGATGGCAAGCAGAATCCGGATGAACTCAACGTCGACCTCGTGTTGGCCGTGACCGAGGTGGTGAGTTAAATGGCCGTCAGACTCCCGGCGTCCGTCCACAAGCTCTTAGCCGAGTCCGGCCTGGTTCCGAAGAATTGCCTGTACGTGGAATTGAAGTTGCCGGCGTCAGGCGCGGTGACGTTGCAGTACGAGACGTTTCTTGATGAGGAAGATTACGAGAAATGGGCCACGGTGTTTCTCAATCTGGCGGCTGAAGCGAAAGAGCGCAAGGCATGAGCAGCAATCGCATCGAATGGACCGGCCTGGATGAACTGTATGCGGCGCTGCGGCAGTTGCCAGCGCATCTAGCCGCCGAAGCGGTGGATCTCGTGGACAACACGGTCGAAGTCACAGCGGCAAGTTTGATCCAGTCCTATCCGCCATTAGGACCCGCTCAACCGGCAACACCGGGACAGGCGGCACACGTGCCGGGTGCTTTACGTCGGGGTGTCAAGTGGTCGACGACACCAAGTCAGTTTGGCGTGAGTGGTGAAGTGAAGAGCACGGCCCCGCATGCGCATCTCTGGGAATTTGGTACTCAAAACAGAACGACCAGCAAAGGCTGGAATCGCGGCCATTTGAAGGATCAATACAACCGCGGCCTGGTTGGGATTGCGATTCGGGAACGCGCGAAGTTAAACAAGAAGTTAGTCGAGTTGGTGCGCAAGGCTGGATTTGAAGTGACAGGCAGTGTCTAGGGACGTGACTATGGATACACACGCGATCAGTCAAGCACTTATCACGCTGCTCAAAGAAGGCTGGCTCTCTGAGGAGCAGTATCAAGGGCTCATGTCTCGGACGCCACCAGAAGTCCGCGGCGTGACACTGCGGATCGTGTATCCGAAAGACACGCAGGGCTAATGCCGACGTCTTCCAATCTCGATGATGCCATCGTGGCGAAGCTCCTCGGGGATGCGCCGTTGATGGCTCTGGCGACTGATGGAGTGGCCTGGGACATTGCCCCGCAGAATGCCACCAAGTTTGTCATCGTCTCGCTACTCGGCGGGCTGGATGACCAGATGTTTGGGGCGCGGGCCTTTGAGAATCCGACGTACCTCGTGAAGTTTGTCGAGAAGTCCACGAGCGTGGTCAATGCCAAATCCGCGGCGGCGAGGATTGATGCCGTGCTGGACCGGGCCACGGTAACCGCGGCGGGGTATACGCCGGCCGTGATGAGTCGAACGGAGCGCGTGCGCTACACGGAAGTGGATGAGGCGAACGCCCGCTGGCAGCATCTGGGCGCGATGTTTGAGTTGTCGGCGGCGTCATGAGCCGTGACGTGTTGCTCTACGGTCTTAGCCAGTCCGAAGGCTACGCCTTTCTGCTGCACTGGATGCAGAACACGCCTGGCCTGCACGAATTCCCGGCGCCTGACTACCACAGATGTCAGATCGAGCATTGGGTGTGGTCGCACCGAGAGGCGCTCGGGCGCGACATTCTCGACGTTGGCGTCTACAACCCGCGGCGCTATCTGGGCGACGGCTATATCACCTTCGGGGAACCGGACACGTCGACGGGTGAAGATCAGAAGGGCGACTTACTGGCCCTTCCATTTCCGTCGAATGCTTTCGATGGCGTCGTGCTGACGGAAGTGCTCGAGCATTGCGTGGATCCGCGGGCGGCGATGTGCGAAGTCTTCCGGGTCTTGAAGCCGGGCGGGCTGTTGCTCGTGACGTCGCCGTTTCTCTGGCCCGATCATCGAACCGAAGACTACAAGGACTATTGGCGCTTTACTGAGCAAGGGTGGGAACTCTTACTCGGCGCCTTTCGAGATGTGGCGATTACGCCGTGCGAACTGACGCCAGAAGGCCAGTGTGCCTACGACTTCCTGCGGCGCTTTGAATGCTTCGGATTTGCCAGCATGACGAAGACGACGACCGGCTATCTCTGCGAAGCGCGCAAGCCATGAAGTTGCTCTACATCGGCCCTGGTGCGTCATGGGCGACAGCGGACGTCGCGGCCGGACTGCGTGATGGGTTGATTCATCACGGGGTTGAGATTGTCGACTACGCCCTCGATACGCGGATCGCGCGCTCGCAGAGTTGGCTGTACTACAACTGGCGGCAACACAAGAAAGCGAATCCGACCGTCGGCAAGCCGAATGTCGCTGAGGTGTTCTTGCAAGCCGGCCGCGATGCGTTGTGGGTCGCGTGGTGGATCAAGACCTTTAAAGGGCTCGACGCGGTGTTTGCCGTGAGCGGCATGTTTCTCCATCCTGACGTGGTCTTGGTGATGAAGAACACGGGCCTGAAGGTGTTCGTGCTTTTCACCGAATCGCCCTACGACCAGGACAAAGAACTGGCGTTTGCCAAACTGGTCGACGGCTGCTGGACCAATGAGCGATCCGCGGTGGACGCCTTCCGGGCGGTGAATCCGCATAGCGGCTATCTCCCGCATGGTTGGCACGCCACGAGACATCGGCCCGGGCCGCAACCGGGCGACGACGCGCTTCCGTCGCATGATGTCGTGTTTGTCGGGTCGGCCTTTGCGGAGCGCGTGGAATGGCTGACCGCCATTGACTGGACCGGTATCGATCTCGGGCTGTATGGCTCCTGGGAATCGCTCGGCTCACGGCACCCCTTGCGGCGATTCGTGCGCGCGAATCAGACGGATAACGCACGAACGGCGGCCCTCTATCGACGGGCCAAGATCGGGCTCAATCTCTATCGGACATCGATGGGGTGGGGCAAAGGCGCTCCGTCGATCACCCACGCGGAAAGTCTCAACCCGCGGGCCTACGAACTCGCGGCGTGTGGCGCGTTTCATCTCAGCACGTATCGACAAGAAGTGGGCGAAATCTTCGGCGAGCTCGTCCCGACGTTTACGACGCCAAAAGAAGCGGAAGCCTTGATACGTGAATGGTTAGCGAATCCAGCGGGGCGGGCAACGATTGCAGCGCAGTTACCGGCCTCTGTGGCCGAGTCGTCGTGGCGCACGCGCGCGACCACGGTGATCGGAGATTTACAAACGCTCCTGCAGCGAAGGGCTGCCTAGTGGAGCAGGGAGACACCCATGGCTCGGTACCACGGAAAATCCGGCGTGATTTACATGAGCACGACCGGCGCAGGCGTCGCGACGACCACGGTTTCACTCTCAGGGTACACCGCGGATTTTGCAACTGACAAGGTTGAAACCACGAGTTTCGGCGATCCAAACAAGACCTCAATGGGGGCCGACCTCGCGTAAGCGAGTGTCGAGAATTTCTGGTGATTGACTCGAACGCTGAAATGCCAACGAGGGGCAAGCAGGCGCATGGCGCCGTGCAGCCTGAGAGACTAAGCCCAGAGACCCCGCGTCATGCGGGTGATGCAATAGTCCGCTCTCACGGGAACAGTAACCGTGAGAGGCCGGCAGAAATGACCGGCCCTGAGCAAGATGCGCTCAGTAACAGCACAGGACGTGCAGGGGTTGAAGGACATCAAGGGGAGCTTCACGGGATTTCTCGATGATGCGGGTCTGGCGATTTTCACCTCGGCGGATTCCACGGACGGGATCCGAATGTATCTCTATCCGTCTTCCGCGTCACCGACGGTCTACTGGTATGGCCCGGCCTGGCTCGATGCGTCGATTGCGGTGCCGGTCGCGGGCGCGAATACCCTCACGGGAAACTTTGTCGCCAACGGCGCCTGGGGCCGGAAGCCGTAGTGTATGACGACGATCACGGGGGAAGCGGGGCAACTGCGGTGCAAGTATCAACTTGCGGCCATGCTTCCCTCGTGGACCGTCACGACATCGGCGAGCGGCGAGTTGTCGTTGACGGCAAGTGTGTTGAATTCAAACTTCTGGGCGTCGCAGCGGCCTTTGAGGTTTGTCATGCCGAACGGTATGAGTTTGCCAGTGCTCGAGCTGCAGATCACGGGCGCGTCGTTGACCGCGACGCTTGGCCCGAAGGAGCTTCCGAATGGCCCTCCAAGTTCGACCCCCTGAAGACGCGCTGATTCAACTCTCAGACGGCGATTGGATCCTCGTCAAGAAGTGGCTCAATGCCGGCGAGGCGAACCAGATTTTCACCCGCATGATCAAGACGATGAAGGCGGGCGATCCGGGTCCGGATGGGAAGTCGAAGCCGGACGTGGAGTATGACATTGCGCAAATGGGCGGCCTGAGTCAAGCCGTCACGTATCTGCTCGACTGGTCCGCGAAGGATCCGAGTGGGAAGCCGATCGTCATTGCTGGGAAGTCGGCGGACGATGTCGCCAACGCGCTCCTCGCATTACCACAAGAAGCCTACAAAGAAATTACCGACGCGATCGACGAGCATGTGAAGAAAGTCGAGGCGGAGCGGCAAGAAAG